GGTGGTGGAGCAGGTGGCGCAGGTGGCGTTGGTCTTGCTTCTTCATTTACTGGCGGTGCTGGCGGAGTTGGATATTATTCAACATTAACTGATGCAGTTGGCTCTTTAATGGGGCTAGGTGTTTCAGATGGAACGCATTATTACTTTGCTGGCGGTGGCGGTGGAGATGGTTCATACCCATCAGGCGCAGGAGTTAGCGGTGTTGGCGGTAAAGGTGGTGGCGGTACAGGTGGGCGTGATACAAGTTCTGCTCAAGTAGCCGCAACTGCTGGTACACCAAACACAGGTGGTGGCGGTGGTGGTGGTACTTGGGATAGTGGACATACACCATTTGCAACTGCTGGTGCTAAAGGCGGTTCAGGAATTGTTATTGTTAGATATGCTATTTAATCGGGAGAATAAATGACACAATACTTCGCACAAATTGAAAACAATGTTGTTACACAAGTTATTGTCGCAGACCAATCCTTTGTGGATTCAATCGGCGGACAATGGGTTGAAACCGACTACGACGGCAAGTTCAATAAGAACTATGCAGGAATAAATTACGGTTGGGATGGAACAGGATTCTTCCCGCCAAAGTGCCACGATGAAGCGGTGCTAAATACCGACACTTATCTTTGGAACTGCACTAACCCTGCTCACGACATCAAACCATTAGGAGAAACAAATGTCTGATACACCTGTTAAATACATTGCCAATGTAAGTACTGGCGAAACACAAATTGTTCCTTTAACTGCTGAGGAAATTGCTCAACGCGAAGTGGATGCTAAGGCTGCCGCAGATGCTCAGGCTCAACGCGATGCAGATGCTGCTATTCTTGCAGGGCTAAAGGCAAGCGCAAAGGCTAAGTTGATGGCAGGACAACCTTTAACTGAGGCTGAGGCAAACACTCTTATTATCTAGTAAGATTTAATAATGAATTTAGTCCAAAAGGCGGTTGGACAAGGCGGGAAGTTAGCGCCTTTAGCAATACCAGGAACATTTGGCGGTATGAATCCAAGTGTTTTTGTTGATCCAGACGGTGATATTCTTGTCAATGTTCGCGTAGTTAATTACATTCTTTATCACTCAGAACATCATCAGCGCTTTCCTTCCAAATGGGGGCCGCTTGCTTATCTGCATCCTGAAAAAGATCAGCGTTTAGTTACAGAAAATTATATAGTTAAACTCAATGCCGATCTTGAAATGACCAACTATGCCAAGGTTAAAATGCTCAACTTGCATATCCCGATCTGGGAATTTGTTGGATTAGAAGATGCTCGCCTGGTTTACTGGGATAATAAATATTATTTAATCGGTGTTCGCCGCGATACAACTACTAACGGCGTGGGCCGTATGGAGATGACTGAAGTTGAACTTGATAAAAGTGCTTGGACAGTCAAAGAGATTTCCCGCAACCGTCTTGAAGTACCAAGTCAGTCTTACTGCGAAAAGAATTACGCTCCTATTCTTGATAAGCCTAATCATTTTGTTAAATGGCACTCACCCGTGGAGATTGTCAAAGCAGAAGGCGATCAAGTTACACAAGTCAGCGTTCGGCAAAACTTACAACCGCCTAAAGATCAACGCGGAAGTTCGCAACTTGTACGATGGGGTAACTGTTACATCTCGATAGCGCACGAAGTTGATCTGTTTAAGAATTACCTGAATCAGAAAGACGGCATCTACCGTCATCGTTTGTGTGTTTGGGATGACCAACTAAACCTAGTGGGCATATCGCCAGAAGCGTTTAGTTTTTTAGATGGTCGAATTGAATTTTGCGTAGGCGCAGCCGAATACGAAGGTGATTTACTGGTTTCCTTTGGCTTCCAGGACAATGCCGCATTTGTGTTACGCGTACCACGCGCTATTGTTGAGGATATGATCGTGGAGGCGCTTAATGCTTAATGATTTAATTTATGAGTTATCCAAAGACCCATTTAACCCAAAGTTAAATTTTGATATTGCTGTTGAATATGAGAAAGAAAATCAAACAGCGAGCGCAGTTTCTTTTTATCTACGAACTGCCGAATATGGTTTTAATTCGCACCCTAGCGAAGTTTATGCATCGCTTCTTAAACTTGCTAAATGCTTTGAAGAGCAAAACGATCGACTTAACACAGTTTCTAATTGCCTGATGCAAGCGGTTTCTTACATTCCTTACCGACCTGAAGGCTATTTCTTGATGGCAAGATTTCATGAACGCCAAGGTAACTGGCAAGAAGCCTATACCTGGGCAAGCATGGGATTGCGCAAAGAAAAGTATCCAGAACTTCCAGTTGATGTTGATTATGTCGATTATGGCTTGAAGTTTGAAAAGGCTGTAAGCGCTTGGTGGATTGGTCGCGCAGATGAATCCATTGAAATCTTTAATAAACTACTAGCGTTAGAGATCACCGAGGAATACCGCAAAGCGATTGAGGCTAATCTTGCCGTTATTGCTTGATATTGGCGCTAACCGTGGCGATGCTACTAATGCTGGTCTTAAACTTGGTTACGATGTAATAGCCGTAGAACCATCGCAAATTTATGCGCAACTTCTACAAAATTATATTTACAGTCCTCGCGTAACTGCTCTTAAATTTGCCGTATCTGACAAAGATGGCGAGCGCGTTGAGTTCTATGAAGCGCAAGAAGATGGGCTTAGCACTCTTAATAAAGACTGGCTAACCTCACCTGCAATGCCTTACAACGGCAAACCATTTAGAACTGTTTACGCTAACACGATCACGATAGATACCCTGGCTAATCTTTATGGCAAGCCTGATCTCATCAAGATAGATGTTGAAGGCGCTGAATGGTTGGTCTTTAAAGGCATGACCCGCAAAATGGGTACAATCACTTTTGAATGGACTTATTCCACAATTGCTGAACACAGTAAGCAACTGGAGTATCTAGCCTCTTTGGGTTATACAGAATATTCAATTAGGTTTATTGAAAATCATTTAGAATTTCCGCCAGTAGATTCTTGGTTGCCAATAGATTCAGCCAATCTACTTAAAGAACAAATTGATTCTCGCGCACCTGCCTGGGAATCGCATGAATGGAAAATAGCAGAACTAAGACCAACAGCAGATGTTGGAATGATTTGGGTACACTAATTAAGGAGAATAAATGGGCTTGTTAGATCGCCTTGCCGCTAAGGTAGCGGAACAGATTACAAAAGCGCCAACACTAGCGCCTTCCGCTTCTCCCGTGAATGTAAACGCGCTCACAAGTACTGACACTCAACATTACAACTCAATTCCAATGTATCGTGATCCGATTCTTGGTAACGCGCCATTCCCTGCTGCTGTACCACTATTCCCTAACGCGATTAACCCTCTTGGCGCAAATGGTCGGCCAGACCCACGCCGTTATGAATTCCTTGTTGCTCAAAACATCAACCTATTTGAGAACCGCTTAGTTCCATTTAAGACCCTACGCGTTGCAGCAGATCAGATCGATATTCTGCGCCGTTGTATTGAAGTTCGTAAGGCAAAACTTACTGGACTTGATTGGGATATTGTTCTTTCAGATTCAGCAACCGAACGCATCATTGCAGAATCAGGTGGTAATCACCTACGCGCGATGGCTGAAGCCCGTGAAAAGTTTGCTCCAGAGATCGCTCGCTTGCGTTCGTTCTGGGAAACTCCTGACCCAGCAAACGGTCTAAGTTTCGTTGATTGGCTTTCAATGGCGATCGAAGAAATGGATGTTCTCGATGCGCTGGCTATCTGGCCTCAGATGAAGGCTAATGGCGAGATTCGCGGATTGCAGATTCTCGATGGCTCAACCATCAAGCCACTTCTTGATGATCGCGGTATGCGACCTGATCCTTCAGTTGGTCCTGCATATCAACAAATTTTGTTTGGATTCCCACGCTCTGAATTCCACGCTCCAGTAGATGATGAAGATGCAGATGGGGAATTCAGTTCTGATGAACTTGCTTACCTGATCCGCAATCGCCGCGCTAATTCAATCTGGGGTTATTCTCCAGTTGAGCGCTCGCTTCCAATGGCTGACATTTATCTTCGCCGTCAGCAATGGATCAAGGGTGAATTCACAGATGGTGTAATGCCTAAGTCTTGGATGGAATTGCCTGAAACTGCTGCAATGACTCCAGAACAAATCCGCGCTTATGAAGCCATCTACAACGATGAACTTTCAGGACAAACAGAACAACGCAACCGTATGCGCCTTCTTGTTCCTGGCGGTAAGTTGCAATTTGAAGCAGGTTACTCAGAGAAGTTCTCAGATCGCCTAGATGAATATCTAATCACTTCGATTACAGGACACTTTGGCGTTCTACCAACTGAACTTGGCTATTCTTCAAAGGGTGGCATGGGTGCATCTGGACATCAACAAGGTGAGAAAGAAGCCGCTGAAGCAATCGGCATCATCCCAACCGCTCGCTGGTTATCACAACAAATTTCAGCGCTTTCATATCGCTGGTTAGGTATGCCACGCGAACTTGAATTCCGTCTTGCTCCAAGCGATGCACAAGATAATCAAGACACCGCAAAGCGCGATGATCTTAAGAAGCGTAGCGGCGGAATCACGATTAACGAAGATCGCGCAGAACACGGTTTACCGCTTCTTGATACCCCTGAAGCAGATATGCCATTTCTTGTTGCTGGAAACGCTGTTTACCTATTTGGTCCAGATGGAATGGTTGCCGCTGGCACACCTCTTGATACAGAAGGCCATGTTGAAGAAACTCCAGAAAGAACTCCAGAGCAAGCCGCTCCAGAAGAGGCAAAGCCTGAAGAAAAACCTGCTGAGCCTGTTCAAGAAGAAGTTAAAAAGTTTATCCGTTGGATTAACCGCACAACTCCAAGTCGCGCATTTAATTTTGAGCATTTAGAGAAGTCTTACGCTGAAGTGATTAACAAGTTCATTGAGGCTAAGGATTTTGACGGCGCTCGCTGGTACGCCGAACGCTATCTGGGGTTGTAATGCATTGGCCCGCACATGGCACAACTGTTCGCCTTGCTGCTAAACACGCTGACCAAATTTGCAAAGGATTTAAAAGAGCATTTGATGCTAATGAGATCGTGGCTACATTCTTTGCAGCCCATCTTGGACACGGTGAAGTAACTACGCAAGAAGCCCGCAGTTGGGCAAACATTCATGTTGTCGCTGATAAGACTGCATTGATTGCATCCCTTATACCGCTTTATGCAGATGGCTGGGTTCTAGGCGAAGTTGCTGGCAAATATATGCTTGAAGAAATCAAAAAAGCCGTAACTGGCGGCGTGATTGATTGGGATACTTGGAAACCAGGTAACGCTGCTGCATCTGCTTTGATTAAACCTTCAGGTGGCTTACAAAAACTTTTAGATCAAAGAGCAATAACAATTCAAGGTGTAACCAAAACTAAGTTAGACCGAATTGGAACTGTTTTAGGAAACGCCTTAGAATCAGGTATTACTCCTTCAGATGTTGCAATCATGGTCGATCAGGTAATTGATGATCCACAACAAGCGCTTGCAATTTCTCAAACAGAAATGAGCAGAGCAGTTTCGGTCGCTTCACGCAATGTTTATGAAACTTCAGGCGTGGAGCAAGTTGAATGGCTTGTTGCAGAAGGTTGCGAAGATTGTCAAGAAAATGCCGAGGCTTCCCCTATCGGTATTAACGAAGTTTTCCCATCGGGAGATACCGAACCGCCAGCACATCCAAACTGTATGTGTTCAATTGCTCCATATATGTCAGATGCACCAACCGATCAAACAGAGGAATAATCAATGACCGCTATCACACCTGCGCCGTTACAACACGCAACAATTACTGTTGGAACCACGGCACAAACACTATTTACAACTCCAGTTGGAGTTCGTAGAGCGTTGGTTGTTATTCGTAACAACGATTCTAGCAAGACCATTTATGTTGGAGATGGCACAGTAACCGCTTCTGGTACTACTCAAGGCATTGCTATCCCTGCCGCTTCAACCATTCAACTTGAATTTACATCAGGTACAGCAATCTCAGTAATTGCTTCTGGTGCTTCAACATCAGTTTCTTTCCTATGGACAGCAGGTAACTAATTATGGAACGCGATTTTACTACCGCTTATGCTTCAATTCTTAAGTACGATGAGAATGAAGATGGAACACTTATGGTCTATGGCAATGCCACAGACGATTCATTAGACCTAGATCAACAGATTTGCGATCCAGCATGGCTTGAAAAGGCAATGCCAGACTGGTTTACATCAGGTGGAAATATCCGTGAAATGCATGGCCCTAACGCGGCAGGAGTAGCCAAAGAATATGAAAATAAAAACGGTAAGCATATTATTGGTGTCCATGTTGTTGATCCATTGGCTGTTAAGAAAGTTAAGACACAAGTTTATCGCGGATTCTCAGTAGGAATTAAAGCCCCACGCGTTGTACGCGACAACAAGGCTGCAAATGGTCGCATCATTGATGGATCAATTATCGAAGTTTCTCTGGTAGATCGACCAGCAAACCCAAACGCTAAGTTGATTTTGGCTAAGTCGGTTGATGGAGAAAGCACACTCGTACAAGTTGAGGAAATGCATGAATTTAAAGCACCTCTTCCAAGCGAAGTGTTTAAGAATACAAAGACCGAGAAAGGGTCAAAGATGGAAACAATTAAGCAGATCACGGAATTGGCTAAGTCTTTGACAACCGACACCGTGAAGTTTGACCAA